GCAAAGAGATACAAGAAGAAATAGATAATCAATTAATGAGCGACTTTTAACATGCCAGGATCACCTATGCAAAATAGTATGTTTGCGCCTAGTACTGGTTACAGGCAAAAGAATAATCCTTTTCCTGTGACTAGCTGTGGTAGGCGTAGAAATTTAGGTTCACCTTTGTTTAGTGCAGAGCCACGTAGAACCATAGGACCAGGTAAAAATTTTAATAAAGTATCTAAAGACAAAAGCGCTACAGGTGGAGCTGCTGGTGGTGGTATGACACAAAAAGGTGTTGATGAATACAAACGTAAAAACCCAGGTAGTAAGTTAAAGACAGCGGTAACAACACCGCCATCAAAGTTAGAGCCTGGTAGTAAAGCTGCTAAACGTAGAAAATCATTTTGTGCTAGATCAAGAGGTTGGAAAAGTGAAAGAGGTTTAGCCGCTCGTAGACGTTGGAACTGTTAAAAATAAAAAAATGAGTAAAGCAACATTAAAAAACATAGCAAAAAATTTAAAAAACTCTAGCAGAGTACATGCTAAACAATCAAAGCAATTAGAAAATATTATGAAAAATTCACCAACAAGACAAAACGGAAAAGTTATAGGAAAATTAGAAAGAAAACGTAAAGGCCCTGTTAAGCCAAGGTTTCCTATGGATCCAAGAGGAAACAGATTTGGTGTTGATATTGACCCTAATTTAATTAGAGATCGCGGGCCATATAAACCTAATAAAGATGTAAAACGATTACAGGAAATAATTAAAAAACATGGAGGTGGGCCTATAATAAATACTCCAAATTTTAATTCAGGAAAAAAACCAGGCTTTCCTATGAAAAGTAAAAACGTAGCTTCAGCATTAAAAATGAAAACTTCACCCGCTCTAGTTAAGCTTAGCGCTGGTTGTAAAGCGATGGCTAGAAGAAAATTTGACGTATACCCTAGCGCGTATGCTAATATGTATGCTGCTAAAATGCAGAGAAAAGGCAAGTGTTAAATGTATACGCAAAGTAATAACCCGTTTAAAAAGCGTATGGGTGACTTCAAACACTCTGACGCGCCAGATGCTAAAGGTAAATTTAAAAGTTTATCAGCATCAGCTTTAGCTAGTTGGATGATACGTTCTCGTAAAGGTAATTTGTCAAGAATTATTAGTAGTTTAAATCAACAAGTTGTTTTTAATAGAGGTAAAAATCCTAGCTATGCAGCTAAAATGAAGAGAACTATGAATATAGTTAGAAAACGTTTAGGTAAAAAGAAAGATGAGTAAAGCATATAGAGGTGTATTAAAAGCTAGAATAAACAAAGTTTACGGTGGTGATGTAACGGTTAATAAGTGTAGACGTTTAAAAGCTAGAAAAGAAGCCACAGCTAGAGACAAACAGTTGTGTAACTGGTTTATTAATATGCAAACTAATAGACCAAATCCTATAACTAAACGTAAAGATCCTCTTGTTGGTACAGGTAAAAAGCCAAAAGGTAGCGGTAGACGTTTATATACTGATGAAAACCCAAAAGATACAGTAAGTATTAAATTCGCCACTCCTAGTGATGCTAGAGCGACCGTAGCGAAAGTTAAAAGAATAAATAAGCCTTACGCACGTAAGATACAAATATTAACCGTAGGAGAGCAGAGAGCAAAAGTCATGAAAAAAGCTCAAGTTGCAGCAATATTTAAACGTGGTAAAGAAGCAATAAGAAAAGCAAGAAAAAATGTTTAAAGATTTTGATATAAGTAGTTTTAAAAAGATGAAGCCGCCAGGTGATAATACTTTTGATACTATGCAAGAGATTAAAGCGTTAAAAAAAATACCTATAAGAAAAACTTTTGTAAAAGAGTTTGACGATCAAGAATCAGCTTTTAAAAAAACAGCTGAAAGAGAGGGTATAAAAGATTATGATAAGAGTATAGCTGGTAAATTAATACAAAAATCAGCGCCTATTATATTAAAGTTAAAAAAACATTTTAATAGACCAAGACCAAAAGTGTTGGCTAAAAAAATGAATATTGAAATGAAAGATATTGAAATGGCTTCAATGAAGACACCTTCATATCCTTCAGGACATTCTACACAAGGTATGTTAATTGGTTTAGTATTAAGTGATAAATATCCTAGATCAAGAAAAGCTTTTATGAAAACAGCTAATAATATATCTGATAGTAGAAACGTTGCTCATGCACATTACAAAAGTGATAGTGACATGGGTAAAAAATTAGGAAAATCAATGTATAAACATATAAAAAATAAATTATGAATACACCGTTTAAAATGAAAGGTTTTAGTGGTTTTGGTAATTCACCAGCAAAGCAAGATAAAAAGAAAACTAAAAAATTTAAGGCAGACGACGTTTTTTACACAAAACCAAACACAATGGATGGAACTACAAAACGTACGGTAAGAAAATACGAGTATATGCAAAATCCTAAAACAGGTAAATATGGTTATAAATTTTCAACCGGTGAATTTATTAACGAAGATGATATAGAAAATTAACAAAAACAAAATTTAAAATGAAAAAAACACCCGCAAAAATGAAAAAAGCAGCTGTAAAAATGAAAAAAGCACCTGCTAAATTTAATAAAAAGTTAAAAGATGCTTCTGCTTCTGGCAAATTAGACGAAAGCCCAAAGTTTAAAGCTGCTGTTGATGCTTCTTCTGTAGCTAAGATGAAAAAAGAATCTATGGCTAAATTAAAAAAATCAATGGCTACTCTTAAAAAGTCTATGGCTCAACTTAAAAAAGATGAAAAGTCTGCTATGATGATGAAAAAGAAAGGTTCAGCTTTAATGATGAAGACTAAAAAGTCTATGGCTATGATGAAGAAAAAATCAGCAATGATGATGAAAAAAATGGGATCAGCTGTAAAAATGGGCCATAAGAAAAAATAATGTACGTACAAAAAAGTAATCCTTTTCTAAAAGTAAAACGTACTAAAGCAAAAGGTGGAGGTACAACAAAAGTATGTTTACCTAAAGCTAAAATAGCTAGCATGAGCCAGTCTGAAAGAGCAGCTGTCATTGCAGCTAAAAGAGCTGCTGGTAAAGCCGGTAAATACAAACGCTCTAGTAAAAGTAATGTCACTGGCACTAGTAGCGGTGGTAGTTTAAGAACATGGGTTAAACAAGACTGGAGACAGGTTGCTAACCCAAGCAAAAAATGCGGAGAAAAATGATTAGAATTTTATTTTTATTATTGCTATCGTTTAATACTTTAGCACAAAACTCGTGGGTTAGATTTGAAGTTATGTTTGACTTTTACGGTCCTTCAGAGTCTAACTTTTTTATGGTATCAAATAACAATGGTGATACGGCTATATACGTAGAACCAACAGATCCTTACGAGTTTTTAGATACTATATTACCTTTAGACTCTGGTTATTATACTGTAACATTAAACGATAGTTACGGTGATGGCTGGACTTCACAGCAACCTGCTTGGTTTAAAATGGGTAATTTATGTCAAGGTGCTTTGTTAAATTTACAATTACAAGGTATACCGTTTACACAACTAGATACAGTTGTACATGTACTACCTTGTCCACCACCTACGCCACCAGCACCACCAATATGTGAAACTACAATAATAAATATAAACTTAGACCAATACCCAGAAGAAACTAGTTGGGATATAAAAGATAGCACAGGTGCTATTATAATATCGGGTGGAACGTATAACAACGTGCCAGATTATCAACCACAGTTTATAGTTAACTGTTTACCTGTAGGTGAATTAACGTTTACTATATATGACACTTATGGTGATGGTATTGCTGGTAGTTTATGGGGTGGTCAAGATGGTTCATATTACGTAATCCAGTGTAGTGATACTTTAGTTTACGGTACTGTTGCTAACTTTGGCAATGACACAAGCCACGTGTTTATTAGTGATACTTGTATACCGCCACCACCAGTTTATGGTTGTACAAATGATGATTATGTAGAGTATAATCCGTTAGCTACAATAGATGATAGTAGTTGTGCTACGTTAAAAATATACGGTTGTACAGACAGTACAATGTTTAACTACGACTCACTAGCCAACACGATGGAAGATATAGACTCGTGTGGTTACACGTTAATACTACACGATCTTATTGGTAATGGTTGGGTAGGTACAAGATTAGAGATATGGCAAGACGCTGATACAATGGAGTTTTATATGACTTCACAGTCTTTTAACCAATTAATTGATATAGGTTTATACGCGCCAGCAAAAGTACACGCTAAACTATTTGTAAGTCAGCAAGCACAGCATACAGCGCTAGAGTGTGGTTTTACTTTAATAAACCCATTAGGTGACACTACAATGAGTATACAACCACCTTTTATTGTGCCTTTTAAAACATATCACGCAGACACATATTGTGGTAATATTTGCGAAGAAAAAGTTTATGGCTGTTTAGATAGTGTAGCGTTTAATTACGTTGACAGTGCTAACACAGCTATACCTTGTTATTATTATCCTGGCTGTATATCACCAGCGTATTTAGAATACCACATAGATACTGCTAGAGGTTATTATACAGATATTAATATACAAGACAGCTGCGTAACACTAGCTGTTTTTGGTTGTACTGACTCATTAGCGTTAAATTATGATTCATTAGCTAATACTAATAACGGTTCATGTATCGCTGTCGTTGAAGGGTGTATGGATGTCAACGCATACAACTATAATGCTGAAGCTAACACTAACGATTATATAGTGTGTTTATACGCAGCAAATTGTATAACAGGACCTGGTAATCCTTATTGGTTAAACGATCTTTGTTATGCTTGGGTATTAGAAGTTGATGATTATTGTTGTGAGAACGAGTGGGATACTATATGTCAAGCTACATACGATTATTGTAACGGAACTTGGTCTGGTCCGTTATTAACAAGACAAGCTGAGAAGAAGCTAGTTGCTGTAACTGATCTTCTTGGTAGACCAACACAGATAATTAAAAATAAGCTTCTATTATTTATATACAGCGATGGAAGCGTAACTAAACAAATAATAAAATAACTATGGCAACAACAACTGCAGCGATTACGCTAACAAGTACTGATTTGCTTTCTGATTCATTGTCACTGTCAACAACAGCTACTCTTACAAAAGCTGGAGGTGCTGTTGGCCTAGACCAGACATCAGGATTAGGAAGAAAAACTACTACTTCAAACTCACAGTACGTATTATTTGATGGTACTGATTATGCTGCTGATAAAGCGCATAAACTTTACCTTAAAAATACTTCTACTACAGATTCTGAGTATTTCATACTTACAATTAATGCTGAAGAAATAGGTAGAATATATGCTGGTGATTGGGTATTTATGCCTTGGTCAGGTCACGATGCTGACAATGATATTAAAATCACACCAAGCGTATCAACTACTATGACTCTTGAGTATATGTTAATATACGAAGCTTAATAAGCAATGGCTTTTACAGCTAGATATAACATAACAAGTTCAAATCCAACAGATCTTATAGCTGCCGGTGAAAACGCCGGCAACTTAAGGTCTATACTACTAACTAACGTGCATAGTAGTAATTCTATTAGTGTAGATTTATCTTTATATAACGCTAGTGATTACAAAACTACTTATATAATTAAAAATACAGCTATACCAGCTGGTACTAGTTTAGATTTAGATGTTTCTAATATCTCTATAAACACAGCTAAAAATCAAGACACGTTAACAATAAAATGTTCTTCCGCTGATGGCATAGACGTAATAATAAGTAAATAAAATGAAAAAATATATCGGTCAGCACATATTTGATTATGTTGCCAGCTTTCGTCAGAACGTTGGTATTGGTACCGATACACCGAGTGAAAAGCTTGAGGTTAATGGTAATATTAAAATACAGAATAACAACTCTCTTATATCTAAAAACGTTGCTGGTGCAGCTAGAACTTTAATATCTTTAGCTAATGACAATATATTAAGAATCAAAGGTAATGATTCTGAAGGTTCCAGCAATGTTATTTCAATGATAAACGGCGGTAACGTTGGTATAGGCTTAACAAACCCAACTGAAAAGCTTCACGTTTCTGGTAACGCTATAATAACAGGTAATTTAACTGTAAGCGGTACAACAACAACAATAAACACTACGAACTTAAATGTAGAAGATAAAAACATAACAATAAACTATAGCACCGGTGATTCTTCATCTACGGCAGACGGTGCTGGTATTACAATACAAGATGCTGTAGACTCTTCAACTGATGCCACTATTCTGTGGGATGCAACAACAGACAGATTTGATTTTAGTAACGACATACAATTACCTGATTCAAAACAATTAATACTTGGGGATAGTGCTGATTTAAAAATAAAGCACAACGGTACAAATAGCGTTATAGCAAACGACGCTGGCGGGCACCTCGTAATACAACAAAATGTCGACGATAAGGACATTAGATTTCAGTGTGATGATGGTTCTGGAGGTACAACTACTTATTTAACTTTAGCAGGTAATAGTTCAAGAACTTTATTTAGTAAAGAAGCTAGATTTAGTGATAATGTAAACTTAAAGTTTGGTGATGGTGGTGATTTACAAATATATCACGACGGAACTACTTCAAAAATTACTAACGATACTGGCGATATACACATACAAAACAACACTGACGATGGTGATATAATACTTCGTTCAGATGACGGTAGTGGAGGTACTACAGCATATATAACTATTGATGGTAGTGAAACACGTACTGTTATTGCTAAAGCAATGCGTTTCAACGATAGTACTTCTTTACAATTAGGCGGTGACGCTGACATTTCAATGCACCATGACGGTAGTAATGGATTTTTTAACAATAACACTGGTGATCTTACTTTTACGCAAAACACTGACGATGGAGATATTTTATTTAAGTGCGATGACGGATCAGGTGGAACTACTGATTATGTAAGAATAGATGGTAATAATCAATTTATTCGTTTTGATAAAAACACATATCACCCCACAGGTAAACGAATTACTATAGGTAGTGGTCAAGAAGGTAGAATATTTTATGAAAGTAGTACTTTAAAAATTACACAAACAGAAGATGATGCTGATATATCATTTCAGTGTGATGATGGAAGTGGTGGGGTAACTGAATATTTTAGACTTGATGGTAGTTCTGAAACAGTTGAAGTAGCAAAAGCTACAAACTTTGCAAGTACTGTAACGGCTAGTTCGTATAAAATATCTGCAGCAACTGTTCTGTCAGGTAGTACAAATGTAACTTTGGGCTCAGCAGGAGCTACAGGAACTATATCACTAACGACTCACGGTGGTACGCCTTTTAGAATAGATGATAATGACCGTATTATAATTACCCGTGATGGTGGTCATACTTCAGGAAATATTTCTGCGTCACAATCAACTGTTGATATTTTTAATCCTCATACTAACGACACAGATGAAAAAGGTAGTATATTAACTTTTAGTGATAATTATTTTGATAGTGGAGGTGCACAAAAGACTATAAGAGCTGCTATAAAAGGTGGTACTGATACTACCGGTAATACGGGTGATGGTTTTCTAGCTTTTTACACTGACTCTTCAACAGCTAATTCAGCTACAGAAAGAGCTCGTATTAACAAAGACGGTAACTTTTCAGTTCACTCAACACAACAATCTTATGCTACTGGCACTAGTTTTACCGGTGCTGTTGATGGTTTAACTGGTTCTATAAATACATTAGGTGGTATAAGTGTAAAACGACAAGGATTTTTTGGTGGTTTTGTAATGTTTAAAGGCATGACACAAACTTCTAGAGGTATAGAAGTTAGGCCTTCAACTACAGGCAACGGTACAGCTTTTTTCCCAGTAATGATTGGTAGGAATAACGATACCGGTAACGCTAATTATTTATTAGTAGGTGGTCCTGGTGGTAATGAGTGGGCTTTTGGTCTTTTTGATAGTAATCAAAGTGGTGGTACACCTGTAGATCAAAGCCACATGATTAGGTTTAAAGCTGGCACAGCTTCTGATTCACAGCCTAGAATTTTTGTTGGTGATAGTGGTAGTAATACAACTAACAGTTATATTGAAGTTGCTGGTCATAAAGTTGGTACTACAAAAGCTGTAGTGCTATTACACGGATCAGACGGTGTTGTTGGTAACTCTGGTAGTAACAGTAGCGACTCTCATACATGGACAATAACGCACGGTATGGGTAGTAGTAGAAATTATAAGGTTGAAATTATACAAAACAGCGGTAACTATGATACTGTACACGCTGATATAACTAGACCTTCAGATACAACTATAGTAGTAACTTTTAGTGCGGCCGTAGCTAATAGCGCTTACAAAGCACTAATATTAAAATGTGGATAATGATAATTAGAATAGAATATAATAAAAATACAAAAGAAATAACGTTAACAAAAGACGATGATATAATCGTTGAAATTAACGAGTCTGAAACTGTTGATAATGATAATGAGTTAAAAATAGAATTAGCTATGGATGTTTCTGAATATCAAGAACTTTATAAAATAGAAGATGGCAACGATAACTAGTACTCAAACAGGTAATTGGCATGATACTAGTACTTGGGCTGGTGGATCTGTACCTGCGGCTGATGACCTAGTTGTTGTAGCTCATGGTCATAGAGTTACAGTAAGTACTAATATACAGTCTACTAGAACTGGTGATGTTACTATCGATGGTAACTTACACTTTGCTAATGGTGGCAAAATGCATTTACACGGCCGTATGACAGTTAATAACACTAGTAATAATAATAATACTGCTGGTGAGTTTGTAGAGGGTACTAGCAGCTCTGGTTCTTTGTTAAGCATGGTTGCTGGTTCAGAAATAAAAATATCAGGAAATAATAATGATCAACACGGTATACAAATAGCTAGTAGAACTTGGTGTGGTGTTGATATAGATGGTGGGGAGCCTACGTTAAAAACAGAATTAAACGGTAATCATGCGCAAAGATCTTTTGCCTTAACAGTAGACAGTGCTACTAACTTTGTTGCTAAAGACTTAATATCTATATATAGAAGAGAAGAAGATTATAGATTAAAAAACGATGAGTGTTTTTATATTCATGACGTTGATACGGGTAATAATAAAATATATTTTAGACATTTTATTTCACCACTTGCAACTGATACAGGTTATCCTAAAATACAAGCTGTTAGTGGTAATACTATTACGTTAAATGATTCAAGCGTATTTAGAGTTAATTATCAAATAATATTTGGTACAGGTAACAATAGAAACGTTAGATTAATAACAGCTATAAACAATGATACAAACGTAGTTACAGTAGGCGCTGACTTAGTAACTAGCACATCAGATGTTGATAATGATCCTAGCTTAATTGGTGAAGATGTTTTTGTTACTGGTACAGAAAAGTATCATTTAAACGATAGTCATGTTAGAAGATTATCAAGCACTATAACAAATCTTGTAGGTGCTATTGATGATCTACCTGTATTTGCAACTCAAGCAGAAGCTGAAGCTTGGGGTGCTTCAAACAGTATATCAGGTTTTCATACACACACTTATAATAATAGAACTGTGTACATGGCTGGAACTACACACGCTGATATACAAGCTTCTGGATATTCAGGTGGTCGTGGCGCTGGTATAAGAGACGTAAAAGTAGCTAATGCTGCAGACTTTTCTGTAGGTGATAAAATATATATTGAAGCTTGTGGTGACGCTAGTTATACGTATGTAAGCGGTAGTGAAACAAACGCATGGAGACATAATTTAGTTTATACTATATCAGCAATAAATAATTTAACACTAACTGTTGACAGAGATATAATGTATGATGCTGAACCACCTGGTCTTATAACAAAAATGTCAAGAGGTGTAGTTATAAAAGCTTGTGACACTAGTGGTAATGATGTTGCTATAGGTGATCAAGATACCGCAAGGGTATTTTTTAATGTAGCATACTACACAAGTAATGGTTGGAATCAAGCTCCTACAAGAAGAGTTAAGATAAAATATGTAGAGTTTAGCGGATTAGGCTATAACACTCGTAATAGCACAAACTTCAGAGCTGGTGTTACAATAGCTGGTTATAACGGTAGATTTGATACTAAAGTAACAGGATCTGCGGCTGATAACACAACTATACATAACACAAATCAAGTTAGTCAAACAGGTGAAAATTATCTTGACGGTTGCAGTTTTACATCTTATAATTTATACTCTAATTCTACTAGAGATGGTGATAGTTATGGGGGTATATGTGTAAGGCATCCTTATGGTATGGTTAATAGAAACCATGTTGTTGTTGGCGCTGGTAGAGGTATTTGGCACTGGAGTACACAGTATCACATAAAGTCTCACGGGCATATAGTAGCTGCATGTAACTATGTTTGCTTAGAGCTTGGTTCTGCTTACGGTGGCACGACAGAGTTTTCTTATATGTATTTAAGAATGGCTGAAGATTATGGTAATTTAATTTATAACCAAAGACACGGTACTAGTAATTTAATAGCACACATAGATGTTCAATACCAAAATAGTTACGCTTTTTATGCTGCTTATGGTAGTGAAACTATAGTTAGAAACTATTTTGCAAATAAATATAGATATTTATATCCTAGTGTAGATGGAACTGACGCTAACTGGGTTTGGCTTAATTCAAGAGTAATGCCTAACGCTTGGGATGCTAGTGCTTACTTATACAACCCTGCGATAACATATATACCTTATTATGATAGAGATCAAATAAGACATTATGCTACAACTGCTCACGAGATTCGTCATGGAAGTCCAGCTTCAAAAGGTAGAATGTCTATAATGGAACATGGTTTTAGAGAAGATGAATCTGTTATGTTTTTTAGTAATCTAACTAGACTCGTAAGACATGGTTCTAATAATGTTGTTGACTGGATAGTGTCACCTGCTAACAGACCTACTGCTGACGCTCGAATATTTGTACCAGCAAACACGGTTGTAAAACTTAGATCTGTAATTAAAATTAATCAAAGAGATTACGACGATCAAGCAAATACAGTGTCTGTTAGCGCTTGTCCGTTTCTTAACGCTAGAGCTAAACACTTTTCAGGTTTATCAGGTAGACACTCTGCTGGTGTTGTAACAGATTCTACACTTAGAACATTTGATGTTAACTTTACACTACATGAAGCCACTAGTCAAGCTGGTTTATTAAATAGTACGCAAGCTAGAGATAGTTTGTATAATGGTTTTATAGAATATGTACAGCACACTCCGGCAGCTCAAGGTGCTTGGGAAACAAAAGAATTAACTGTAGCTGCACAATATAGAGGTTATGAGTTAGTGTATGGTTACAACGTATCAAATAACGATATAACACCATTAGGATTTAAAGCATTACCTATACAAGTAATATTTGAAGGTGGTTCTGTAGATAACGAGGTGTTTAAAACAGGTATGCCTTCTAAAAAAGGTTCAAGATCAAGTTTTGATAGTAATAAAAAAAGAATATCAGGAAGAATATAAATTATGGGAGTAAAATTTTTTAACAATTTAGAATTAGAACAAGCGAGTCACGTACAGTTTAAAACAGCTGCAGGTGCTAATGCTGGTAAAATAGAGCAAAGTGGTGATGACTTATTATTAACAAATGCTACTGGTGATATTTTACTTGGTAGTGGTTCTGCTGATGTTAATATCGGTGATGGTACAAACGCTGTTGATATTAGATTTGAGCAGAGTATGGCTATATTTGCTGACTCTAGTTCTACTAGAACTTTAACTTTAGGTGGTTCAAACACAAACGTGGTTGTAGAAAGTCCAACGTTAAACACACCTACTATAGCTAGCGCTGCTACTATTGATACTACACTAACATTTACTGGTGCAAATAGTTTTATAATGTTTGACTATGAACCTCCTAATGATACTGGTATGTATACAAATCCAGTACCATTATTAAAAATAGATAGAAATGGTAGTCCACAAACTATATTACAAAGAGACAGTGAGATGGGTGCGTTAACGTTTGGTATAGATGATACTGTAGCTATATGTGCTGGTGACACTAGAACTAATGTAAGAGCTAATACAAATTTTGTAGCTGAGCAAATTATACTTGCTGCTGAAGGTGGTTTTTTTGCTTTTGGTTTCCCTAACAACGACACAACTTGGAGTAATAGAAATACTTTTAGATTTAGATCAGACAGTAGTACTGCTAGTGACAATGGTTTATATTTAGGTGACAGTAGTAACGGTGTACAGTTTATGGATATAAATAGAAATATGTTAAACATACAAACTATTAACTGTAACAATATTGTAACTTCAGGAGGTCATGTAAAAATTCAAGGTAGTGGAAAGCTTTTTGTATACGATACTGATGATAATACTAAAATACATGTCGAGGCTAAAAGTAATTCTACTGAAGGCGTTTTAAAAGTAAACAATGGTACTAATTTTGGACTTATAGCAAGAGGTATAGCTAACACCCCAAGGTTAGGTGCTTTTCATAATGGTTCGCTACGTATTTATGGTTTTACTAGCTCAGATGGTACTGATGGTGCAGATGATCATGAGTTAGCTATGTTTGATTTTGCTAATAATAAATTTATACTTAACGGTGATAATGGTATTGTTCTTGCTGGTACTAGTAGTGGAACAAATCAAACAACTTTAAATTCTTCTAATAATGGTGGTAATTCACGTATGAAAATTAAAGGTGGTAATTTTATTCACAGTGTAGCTTTTGAAACTAGTAAAAATGACTTTGAATACGCTGAATTAATGTCATCTTATAACGGTTCTGATACTAAGCTTACTTTAAAAAAATCTAATTCAGATACTACATCTACAGCTTCTACTGTAGTGCTAAATACAAACGTAACAACATTAAATAATCTTACAGCGTCTGGTGGTACAGTATTGTTAACTAACTTACCAACATCAGACCCAAATAACGCAGGGCAATTGTGGAACGACAGTGGTACATTAAAAATTTCAGCAGGTTAAAATTATGATAAGTAAACATATAAGCGATAAAGAAGGTGTATATAGCAGAACTGCGTTACGCCTTGGTATTAAAAACAAACCAACAAAACAACAGTTAAACAACATGGTAAAACTAGCAGAAGAAGTGTTTGAGCCACTTCGTGAGTATGCTAATGGACCTATAAAAATTAATAGCTTTTTTAGATCACCTGAGCTAAACACAGCTATTGGTGGTAGTACTAAATCACAACACTGTCATGGTCAAGCAATTGATATTGATGATACATACGGTCACTTAACAAATGCTGAGATGTATAGATTTATTAAAAAGCATTTAGACTTTGATCAAATGATATGGGAGTTTGGTAATGATGATAACCCAGACTGGGTACACGTTAGCTACGTATCACCACAAGAAAATAGAAACAGATGTTTAAAAGCATATAAACATCAAGGTAAAACAAAATATAAAGTAATATAAAAAAAGGGAGCATATAGCTCCCTTTATTATTTTAGAACTGAGCGTTCTTCTGATCTTGTACTTCGATCCTAACTTCTTGAGCTAAGTTCTTCACGTTCATCATAGCTTTTCTAACTCTAGTTCCTGCAGAGTTATTTCCCTCTACAAATTTATTTACATCGGTTTGACAGTCGTTAACTGCGTCTTGCAGCTCATCGAACAGTCTGTGTAGCTTATTAAAAGACATATTTAATTTAATTTTATTAGTATTTAAAACTTATAAGATATAGTAAAATTTAATTTACCTTCATATTCATCATCACTATTTTTCTTCATTGAAACAGTGTAGTTAGGATCAATATATAAACCTTCCCAAATATTAAACGAGTAACCTACGCCTAAATCTAGTCTGTCTACATACTCACCTTCACCTTCAGTATCGAACGAACCGTAAGCCCAACAGTTATCAGCAAAGGCATATCTTGCCATTACTTCGTAGTTGTCTTCACCGTCCATTTCTAAACCTAACATAAGTATGTCACTAACATTATAACCAACAGCTAAGTTATCAGTGAAGTTGTATTCATCTTCAACTTCTGTAACTGTAGTCATAACTGTCATCTGTGCTGACGCTACTATTGTAGCTACACTGAATAACATTGTTAAAAATAATTTGTTCATAATAATTGTTTTAGTTATAAGCTTGTTACTTCACAAGATCCACCAGCACAAGCTAATTCACCTGATAGATCTGTTTGGTCAGTTGCTTCTTGTACTTTTGTTATATCAACATCATGTAAAGATTTAACTAACTTATTAAACTCCGATTTTTTAATATCTTCAAACGGAGCTTGCGTGTATGTTCCACCATCATACGGTAATACAGATAAACCATTATAGTATTCTCTGTTTCTCCACATCCACTCACCTGCTTTATCCCAGTCTTCTTGTTTTAAACTTATTGTAGCTGAAACGTTATGTGTGTTACTGCCAGATCTATGACCAGCTTTAACCCAGTTTTCTGCTACAAGCTTAACACGTTCTAACAAGTCAAATGCAGATTCAGTTCTTAATATAGAACCTTCTGGTGATGACTGCGGTATTTCTATTACTGCAGTGTCGTGTGGCCTGAAGTATTCATCTTGAACAAGTTCAGGGTGGTTTTGTTTTAGATACGTGTATATAGCTTCGTTCTTTCCTACACGAAGTCTACGTACATAATAATCATTATGCCACGCGTGAATACCTGATGACGTACCGAGTACGAGAGACGTTGTCCCTGCAGGTTTAACACATGTTGTTCTTGCTGCTCTGTTGATACCAATAAGCTTTGCAACTCTAGTATTTTCACGCTTAACAACATCTGCGGCTTTATTCATATCTAAATTTAAAACTTTGTTTGACGCTATACCGGTCATTGATACACCGATTAAAGCATCACGTTCAGTAGTTTCTTGCCATACCTCTCTAAGATAATGAAACTCTGTATATCCAGCTTGTAACGTACCTATAAACGAAGCTGCTTTTACTCTAGCGTTTAGATCATCTTGATCTTCAACGTTTGATACGTTTACTTCGCATAAGTTACAAAACTGAAACGGTCTTAATGCTATCTCACAACAGGGGTTTGTGCCCCAGTCCTTGTCGTTATTAAAATAAACACCAGGCTCACCGCTGCCTGATAACTCAATACGTTTCCATAAGTCTAAGAAAAACTCTTTAGTTATCTTGTGTCTTACTAAAACCGCTGAGTTGTTTGCTCTTCCTCGTTGTGGGTTTGTTTCCCACCATTGTCCTGATTTACAGGAAACCATTTCATCATCTTTCGCGCTAAATAACGATATAAGAGCTGCTCTTCTGATTCCTCCCGCCAAGACAGCATCCGCAATGTGGCAGATAATATCGTGGACTTCAAGCGTTGTAAGTTTTGTACCATCTTGTTTTGCATCTAATATTCCTTTAATTTTTAATAAACACTCTTTTAATGGTTGAGGCCCAGGAGCTTTACCGCCAGACGTAACTAGCAATGCTCCCTTTGGCCTAATATCAGAATAATCAAACTTTATCTTAGATGATCTCCTAGAGCCTAAATAAGACTTAATTAATACTTTGATTGCATCTGACCAACCTTCAATACTATCACCAATAACAAACCTTCGTGTTCTACCTACAAACGGTTTAGTTACGTGTGGTAGTTTTTCTATATGATGCTT